GATCTCGACGTTGAAGATGTTCTCCGTCCCCGAAATTAGGATTCCGGTAGCGCCGGAAGCGAAACGGCAATCGAGAATCCGGCTGTGCGAGGAATCGCGCTCGCTGTCCCCCGAGGCCGCGTCACGGATGAGTTCGATCCCTGCATCTGAGGTCGGGCAGTCGAACAGGAGGTTCCTGATCGTCCAGCCCTGCTGGCGAAGGATCAGGAGCGGCTCGGTCTGCGAGGAGGCTTTCCACGTCGCCGCCGAATAGCCGTTGTTGCCCGTATGCGCGTCGGCATGGCGGGGGCGGTTTCCGGCGCCGATGATCGTGATATCGAACAGTCCGGCCGGAGCCGTGACGTTTTCGGTGATGTTGCCGCGAACGTAGATCGTGTCGCCGGAACTGGCGTTGGCGAGGGCCTTTGCCATGGTCGCGTAAGGGCGCCCGGAGTGCTTGCCGCTGTTGCCGTCCGAGCCGCGATTGCCGTCAACGAACAGGGTCCGTCCGAAGGGGTTGGCGGTGTTGCCCATTACGGGAGAGCCGCCGACCGAAAGATTGCTGAAATTGGTCATGAAAAATCTCCTGATTAGGCACGGCAGCCGGAGAGCCGGGAAATGACCATCCCACCGTGCCTGTGTGTTGCCCCGCCTTTAGGGCGCGGGGCGTTCCCTTTTACGCTAGCTTCCAGCCGACCCGTAGATCGCCCGGAAGTCGCCGAAACCAGCGCTATAACGCTCGGTCGCCTTGTACTTCATGTTCTCGGTGTCGAAGTCGCTGTCGTCCTGCAACTCAAGCGCCCGGCGCTGATACGAAATCAGGCCGTCCGGGACGTTGGTCTGCAAAAACCACGCATCCGGATCATCCAGATAGTGGTTGACGGCAACCTCGGGGATCAGTCCGCTTTCCTTGATCGCGTTGATGTCGTTGTCCGCCGAATCCACGCGCCCTGCGGTCTGGAGAAGGCGCATGGCATTGAAGCGCTGTCCGGGGCCGATGATCAGTCGGCGAACCTTCATCGCGATTGGGAGCCCGGCGCTGTTCTTGCCGGTTTCCACGGTGGTCAGCGCGTCCTCAAGCGCCGTTTCCGAAAGGTCCGCAGCGGGCAGCAGATTGCTCTGCGTTCCGTTGGCGGTCGGATGGCTCGCGGAGATGAGCGGCTGCCCGTCGCCCCCGAGATAGGACGCGTTGAAGGCCCGGTTGAGGACGTTGGCGTGAACGATTTCCTTGGTCGTCCACATCGACCACGGCAACGCCCGCGAACGGGCCTCCGCGATCTCCTGGTAGAGATTGTCCTCCTTCGCCTCGCGAGAGATGATGAAGCCGAGGCCATAGGTGACGTGGGTAAGCACGTTCACCGGCCCCTGTCCCGGACTGTCGTAGATGATCGACTGCCCTTCGGCCTTCACGGCGGCGAGGCCGAAGCCCGTTGCCTCCATCAGCTTCTCGTAAGCCTTCTGCGACTTGCGGACATCGAAAATCCGCGTGTATTCCTTCTCCAACTTCTCGTAGGTGAGGCCGAAGATCGACTGCAAGCCCGGCGTAAGCGTGTCGGGCATGGTCGAGCGAGTGATAAGTGCCATGACTCAGCCCTTTCTAGATGCCGGCCGAAGCGTTGGCTTCGGTGCTGTTGTTGATCTTGACGAGGAACTTGGCATAGGCGCCGAAGTCGTTGTTCGGAACCTGCTTCAAGCCGACGATCTTCAGTTCGAGCCCTGCGGTAGTGGCAGCGGTCGAGCTGTCGAGCATCACGCCGGAGCGCTTGCTGTAGGCGTTGCCTGCGGCGTGGATGAACGAGGCGTTCTGCCCGATGTTCGTTGCCGCGAGCTGCCCGCCGACGCCATCCTCCTGAATCTCGTACAGCGTGTCCGGGTCGGTGTTGACGAGGACATAGGCCGCCGTTGATGCAGCACGATAACCGGCGATGTCGGCGGTGCCGTCGGGCGCGAAGCCCAGAACCACGCCGGTGATCGGCCCGCCAGCCGTCGCGAGGACGACCCCCGCCAGACCTGCGGAATCCGCAGAGCCGTTCTTGACGACGGGATCGTAGATATAGAGGGGGGAGCCGTCCGACGCGGGAACGTAGAACATCTCCACGCCTCCGCTGTGCGGCTTGCTGCCCGCATCGCGCAAGGGAACGAGCCCTCGCGGAGTATTGGTGTTTGCCATGGTAAATTCCTAATGATTAGAGGATTTGGTTTCCCCGCTCGATCTTGCTCGCCGGATCGACGTAGACCGGAGCGGGATTGGGGTTGCCGGGGACTTGCCCTTTCAGCATCGCCGCCTCTCTTTCGCGGCGGTAAGCCTCCCTTTTCGCCGCATCCTCGGCGATGAAGGCTTTGGGCTTGCTGACAAGGATGGCCTTGGCGGTCGCCCCCTTGGCGCGGTCGATGACCACTTCACGGGGCTCTACGCCTTCGACCACATCCCAATCGTCGCGCACGGTAAGGTCCTGCACCCGCGAACCAACGTCGTTGATCCATCGGGGCGTCCTGCCCTGCGCTTCCAATTTGGCCTGAATATCTGCGGGAATGGCGAGCTTTAGCGCCCGTCCCTGTGTCACGTCTCCGCGACGGCGGCGCTCTTGCCGCACTTCGTCAACGCGCGATATGCGCTCTCTTCCTTCGGTCATCCGACCTTCCTTTTCTGCTGCTCAAACCAATGCTTGACGTAGGGGTCCGTATTCGGGATCACCCCGCGCTCGACCATATCCTTGGCCGTATCCTGTGCGACCTTGGGCATGTAATGGAACGTCTCCCGGCTCCCGGCTGTCGGCGGCGTCGCCGATGGCGCAGCGACCGCCGGAGCGGCTTTCGCCGGAGGCGGGAACAGGTCCGGGAATAGAGACTTCATATCGTTCTCGACAGCCTGAAGCTGGCGGGCATGACTGAGGCCCATATTGGCGTAATGATCGCACCGGTTGGCGGCAAAGGCCGTGGCCTCCTTATCCACGCCAAACCATTTGGAATGCTTCTCGGCGAAGTTTCGGCCCTCGGGCGGCGCCGCTTGCGGGACGGAAACCTGCAACTTGTCGATCTGCGTTCGCGCCTGCCTCGCGGCTTCGGGGTCGCCCTCCTCCACCGCGCTGTTGAACTTGCTCTCCCATTCGGCGCGCTTCTCGGCCAACTGCTGCTCGAGCAGGGCAGCCGAAGTGCGGGCCATGTGATCCATCTGCTCGCGAACCGACTTCAGCTCTTTCGAGACCGAGCCCATCCGCTCTTTGCCGACAATCAGGAACTCGTCGGCAGGCTTCCACTTGTCGGGGTCGCCGTGCCACTGATCCTTGGGAGTCCATCCGGCCTTGGCGGCGAGCGCCTCGACGGGGTTGGGCTCTTGAACTTCCTCAACAACCTCTTCGGTTGCAACTTCCTGCTCCGCTTCGGGAGTCAGCTCTTCTTCAGCCACTTAGGCTCTCCTTATGTTGCCCATCGGGGCGGCTTGCTTAAAGAATCTCGCGAACCGAAACGTTGTCGATCCTGATGTCTGTCCCGTCCGGGCAGTTGAACTGAATCCACTCGTTGGTGGAGCCCGCAACAAGGTCTAAATCGTAATGTCCCACGGCTGGCGGCGTGTAGCTGCCAAGGTGGGTCCCGGCCCCGGCCAGACTCCCTAGAAAAACACGGTAGAAATCTACAGCGATAGCCGTCACTTCGGTCACGTCGAAAGCTACTCGATAAGTAGCGCCGTTAGTCAGCCCGGAGGTGGTGTAACGGGCGAAGCCAGCAATTCCGGTAGAATTGATGAGATGGAGCGTTCCAGTGTCCACCTGACAGCGGGAAAGCGTCCAGCCCGTGCTGTCATCGAAGGCGCCGTTCAGGATCAGCTCCGGGCCGAACGGATCGGCGACCGTGAACTTGACGAAGCCGCCCATCCCGTGCCCGTATGACCCTCCGAAAAACATCAAATGTAGCTCACGTTCAGGCCGAGGATGTCGCCAGATGACAAGGCCCCCGTGTCGTTGTCCGCCGAGCCCGTGGTCAGCCGGTAGCCGATGCCCTGACTGAAATAGTCATCGAACGGGAGCGCGAACGCGGTCGAGGCCGGGAGATAGATCGTCATCTTCGGAGTGTCCGTCTCGGCCGGTGCGGTCGTCTTGTTGTACAGCTTGAGGTAGACCGCCGAAGCCCGCGCATTGTAGCCGTTGACGCGCTTCAGAGTGCCGTTCGAAGCCTTGACCAGAGTCGAGTTCACCGAAGCTGCGGCGGAGAGAAGGCGGCTCGTCGCGGACGCGCTGTAGGGGCTTTGTGCCATTAGGTCGGTCTCCAGTTCAGAAGGCGGGCCGTCCGCCGTGAAGGTAAGGGCGTCCGGAAGAGCGGAGCCGGTGAAAGCAAGCGAAGCCGGAGCGGGCGAGGGGACGAAATCCACTTACGCTCGCACGACCGCGACCACGTCTTTATCCTTGACGATACGCAGCCATTTCTCCCCGCGCTCGACCAGTATCCCGGCGTAGCGCGCGAAATAGACCCGGTCCCCGACTTCCGCCTTTGGAGCGCCTTCCTCGAACTTGAACGCGAGCGGAGACGCGGAAACCAGAGTCCCCTCAGTCTCTTCAAGACGGTTGCGCTCAACCCTTTGGCCGGGGAGGATGATCCCGCCCGAAGTCTTCTCTTCGGTCGGGTCGAGAGCGATAACGCAATTATATTCCAGTGGTGTCAAATCGGTTGTCATTAGGCCCTCATTGAGCTAGGAGATGCTTGGTTGCTGCGGCGTTGAAGGAAACGCAGGGAAAGGCGAGGCGGAGCCGAGCGGCGACGCAGGCATAAGTTGGCCGTCCTCTCATTGCCGAAAGCGGTGGAAAATCCTGACGCCGCATGCCCGACCTCGGGGTGGTCAACAAGCCGGTATCAAGCCCGGCCAGCAACCAAAACCTGCAAACCATCGTAACATCATCGCCCAGAATTCCGAAGATAGCCTCTGAAGATCGTGACGAGCAGCGCCGAGAGATAATCCGGTAGCTTGAGTATCGTTATCAGAAAGCGGAGGCGAAGCATCTCAAGGCGGAAGCCGACGCTAAGCATCCGCAATGTGAGTTCGCGGACCATCAGACGGTGGGCCCTCACCCGCATTTTCTTCCTCAGGAGGATCAAATCAGTCATGCGGTTCGCTTGCGGTAAAGAGGGAAGTTGAATGGAGCGGCTCGCCATGGTCCGTCCGGCAAATCCTTCCAACCCTCGACATACAGCCCGTCTGGATAGATAGGGCTCGGGTACTCAGGCGAAAAGGTAGTAAACCTCCACGACACAGCTCCGTTCGCCTTCTGGCTGTCGGCCATGTCGATAAACAACGCCCTGGCCTTGTCCGGATCATCCGGAAGCTCGCAATAGGAGAAGAAAGCGGGCTCGACCACGGGACGTGTGTCTTCGTACTCAAACGGCGTAAGGTCAGTCATGCGGTTCCTCATTCAGCATCTCACACCAGCCTGTGTACGGCGTCTCGATCAGCGCCATGTAGGCGTCGGCGCGGGTACGAAGCTCGCGAAGCAGTTCGGGCGCCGCCGCGCCGTTGTCCCAGCTCGCCTGCATCCACGCCGCACGCTGGGCTTCCACGCCCATCATGATGGCGGCGAATACCCAGCGCGTCACGCGGTCCTCGCGCCAGCGAGCGAACTCTTCAGCGCTCGGAGGCATGGGATACCCCAACATGGGAGCACGCGCCTCCACATGTCCATCCGCAGGTGCAAACATGCCCGCTAAAGGCCGTCCAGCGTTCTATTCCGGCTTTACACTCTGGGCACCGGTTCAGCGGGGGCGGGCTCCAGTTTGGCGACGCGCACAACGCCGAATACGCCAGCAGTCCGCACGGCTCCGTCCTTGTTTCAACGATCATGACGCCACCCCAACCCGCTCCCCAAGCCCCATCGCGTCCCGCGCAAGCTCGAACTTCATCCGCTCGCCTTCCAGAACCGCGTTGCCGGTATCCACTGCGATCTTCTGGGTCGCGGCGCCAGCTTGAGCAGCCTTCGCGGCGTCCACCTCGGCCTTGGCCATCA